AAACTCACCTCTCTTTCGAGATACCTGAGCTGGACTCACAAAGCGCGCTTTCATTGCAGGCGGGCTTGCATGGAAGTTGATCGGGATGGTTCTTGGGGATAGCCGTCCTTAACCCTTACGGGCGGACGTACCGCTGGGTGACGGAAAGACTCCGTTCACACACAGGCCCCTGCCCGTTAAGGCAAAAGGCGGGGCTCGAAGCCCTTTCCCACTCCGGTCCGCAGACCTTCGTACCCGATTTAACGGGCCAAATGGTCATCCCTTCCTTTGCCTAGCACCCGGACTAGGACAACTACTTACGACCGCTCACGAACACGACTTTCCTTCCGACCATACCCCGGGAGGCATACACGAACATTGCCCAGTCATAGGCTGCGGACACGAATTGACGCATGTCCTCACGAACAACATAGGCAGGTCGCGGACGACACTCCTCCATGGAAGGGGGCTCACAGCGAAAGCAGAGTTCTTCCACCTTCACGAGAGTTTCGGCCGGCCTCCTCACACGAACCTCACGACCCCACACCCAATCCCAGAACCGGGTTCGGGTAACGCCAGACCAAAAGAAGTGCTTGTATTGAGCTCGGGTCATCCCGAGCATGCGCGCTCCGACATTGGTCCTCACGACACTCACGAAATCACGGGACCTCACTTTCTTTCTTTCGACGAAAGCATCCCGCCACGACCTCATTACGTGGTATTCAGTGACCAGCCCACGCTGGTGATGAATACAGGACTTACACAAGTCCCGGACACGACGTTTCACGAATCCGCCTTGCACGAAATCCTCGACATCCCGCTTACCGGGGGAATCACCCAACGAGGGTTCATCGTTGTCAAAGGACACGTACTCACGAATTGGTCGATCGACGTTCGCTGGACGTCCGAGACACATGGCCTCACGACGCAGAAGGTCGGCACTGACCAAGACCTCCTCATTCACGCCCGGTACCCCATAACCTCGGGTCCATGAAACCCACCCCTTCACGGCGGTGGCACGATGATAACGAAGCATAAACGACAGAATCGTCCTGCGACGCTTCCCGTACCAACCCCAGGAAGCCGCTTTCAGGCGATCACGAAGGGCAATCTGACTGTTCGGCTTGAACAAAACAGTAGCCCACCTCACGACCGGAATAAGCTTGACCTTCTCCGGGGAAGCTCGGAAGAAAGTGGAGTTTATCGAAAAGAAGGCCGGGTGCACCAAGGTTTTCCCCTTACTCAGGGTCAACCCCGACTGGCTAACGCACTCCATCCATTTGTCAGCCTCCTCCTGGGTCGAACGGAAGGCGATATCGTCTCCGTTGACCTTAAGGGGCATGGATGTTGCGCGGTCATAGCCGAGCGCGTGTACTACGGTACAAAAATTCAATAAACAAAGGAGGGGGAAGGAGAGAAGATTTCCCATCAGTTGTCCAGTATTCTGTTCGTGCATGACGTCCTCCCAAGAAAGACTCCCGGTGAGGGAGTCGAGGGCCGCCAACTGCAATGTTACAGGTATGTGACTGGAATGGGCGAAAATACAAGAAAGTAAGTAACGACTGTGATGTGAAGAGAGGTTGTCGGTGGCATTTTCGTAATCACCAGAGACAAACACTTCACCC